GCTGTTGGCAAGACCTTAAACAACAAATTGCAAGACTTGGTGTCTGTCAAAGACTTTGGCGCCAAAGTCTTTGACAGACACCAAGTCTTGCAATTTGTTGTTTAAGGTCTTGCCAACAGCGCCAGGGACAATTCCCAAAGCATAAGTTTGTTTAAACCCAACAAGTGCGTCACCCAAAGCAATGTTGGACTGGTTGGCCAAGTTAGCCGCTAAAGTGTCAGCGCTACTGATGCCTGGAAGATTGTCCCAAGAACCAATCAACACAGCGTCAGCATCTTGCAAGACAAACTTATAGTTTGTCTGTTCAGTTAGCCAAATTTCTTCTGGCACACGGCCACCGGCGTCCAACACGATTGGGTTGGAGTGCGCAGACAAGCCTGTAGAAGACGTAAAAGTGGCGGCTCTATTGAGGCCAACGGTTTTGGCACTGACTTGTCTAGCGCCAAGTGGGGCTTGGCCATTGTTGACGCTGGCGGCAAACTTGCCCAGCAAGCTGCTTGCGCGTTTAA